CCGGACAACCTGCTGATAATGTCTACAGCCAGTCTCATTATTCCTACTAATATATATACGGGTGTGAGCAGGCATCTGATTATCATAGTGTGTCCTCCCTTCCGACTTCCTCTGAGATTTGCATAAGAAGATCTGCAAACCTGAATCTGATTTCCATATGCTCCTCATCATAGATGTCTATACGATCGATAAATGCTTTGACCTGATTTCTAGTCAGTCCTTCTGCAAACCGAACCTGTTTTGCCAAAGCCGTATAATGATCGAGTTCATCGTTTAATAGAGATAGTCTGTCTCCGGCCTTAGTAAGCGCACTCCTTTGATCCTGCAGTTCTGAGATCCGATTCTTTATGTCTTCCCGCTTTGAAACATACTCATCTTTGGTGGTGATGCCATCCGCATAGGTCTCATAGGCACGGCTCTTTTCAGTCTGAAGAGTCTCGATCCTCATATCTATCCTGCGGAGTTCCCCGGAGGTGTCCGGCAGTGAAGCTCTCTTCATCTCAAGCTCATCGGAAAGCTGGCTCATTATCTGCAGCTGCTTATACAGTGCCCGGCATACTATCCGGTTTATCTTGCTCACGGAATACACTGCATCAGAGCACTTCGAGTATTCTCCGGCATGATATTTGTGCCTGCATGATACTGTCTGTGAGGTACTTCTCTTATGATGCAGCCGTAAGCCGCAGTTACCACAGTACAGCACATCCTTCAGCGGGAATTCGTCAGTATTTATGATGCCGCTTTTACCAGTCTTCTTAAACAGCTTCTGTGCCCGTAAGAACACTTCTTTAGATACTATTGGTTCATGATGGTCCTCATATCTGATCTGCTCTTTGTCTGGCATCTGCCGGTTCCGCTTGCTTCCTACATTGATACGTTTTGTTTTGCCGTTGATCATCACGCCAGTGTATTCTTCAGTCCTGAGGATCCTATAGAGCATTCTGTAATCCCAAATCCACTCAGAATCATCGACCTTCCGACGTACTCTTTTCATCTGACCGGTAGCCTCCCTATACTGTCCCGGGGTCAGAACATGTTCGCTGTTCAACTTAGCTGTGATTTCTCTTACAGTAGAGCCAGAGTCTGCCATCTCAAAGATCGTCATGACTGTAGAAGCCGGCATCGGATCTATGATCCATTTTGACTTGTCCTCAGGGTCCGATATGTACCCGTAAGGAGGTCTGGTAGAAGTTGCTCTTCCTGACTTCCACATGGTTCTTTTTGCCGTAGACACTTTCGTGGAAAGGTCCTTGCTGTATAGGTTGTTGACCAGATTCATGATGCTCATATCCAGTCCGATGGTATTGCCTGCATGCTCCCTGCTGTCATAATTGGAGTTTACGGCGATATACCGAACTCCCAGCATCGGGAAGATCTGCTCCATGTAGTCACCGACTTCGATATAGTTCCTGCCGAGTCTGGAGAGGTCCTTAGTGAGAACCGTTTTGACATTTCCACTCTTCATGTCTTCGAGCATCTTCTTGAATCCCGGCCGATCAAAATTCGTTCCGGTATACCCGTCGTCTATGTACTCAGTGACTTCATCATCCATATCATCCCTGTGTTTGATGAAGTCCATAAGAATTGTCCGCTGATTTTCTATACTGTTGCTCTCATCCTTGCCGTCCGCGCCCAGGTCACCATCTGCCATCGAAAGCCTCATATACAGTGCTATCATTTTGAGCCTCCGGTGATCGCAGTGATCTGCTGCAGTACATCATCGCATTTGAATACTATTTCTATCTTGCCGTTTTCGTGAGCAATGATTCTGTCAATGAAATGCTCTACGAGCTCAGGTGTTATTGTGAAATCGTCCAGAAGTTCAGAAACTTCATTTACCAGCGTCTCGAATTTCTCGAGTCCCTGTTCAGCAGCAGTGATCTCTTCCTTTGTTTCCGAGATCCTCTTTCTAATCTCCTCCCGCTCGTTTTGGTACTTTGCCCGCAGGCTCTTGTAGTCATCCTGATCGATTATTCCTGCAGTCAGATCCTCATATAGTCTGGAAATCTTTTCAGAGCAATTATCATCACGCCTCTCCAGATCATTGATTTTGTTTTTCAGCTTTGTAGCTGGGTTGCGGTCATTACCATATCTCCTGAGCCTCTTCAGCAGCTCATCCTGCTCAAGCACTATACTTGTAAGCAGACGCAGACTATCCAGCACTGTGATCGTAAGCTGATCCTCTCTGATCCTTATGTTGCAGTTGCGCTTACCGTCGGAATAGTATTTTTCTTTGCAGATATAATCGATGTTTTCCCTGTCATAAGTATCCTCATCAGCCCTGCGTATGCGATGCTCCAGTATCCTCCCGCATTTTGCACATACTATCCTTCCTGAAAAAATCGGCTCTATTGCAGGATTGAGAATTCTGAGCAGCTCACTCTTAGCTCTTCGTCTGTCGCTGTTCCTTTTAAAGACATCCATTACCATTTCATAATCTTCGCGTGTGACAAGCGGCTCATGATTATTCTCATAAATAGTCCATTCGCTCCTAGGCATATAGATCTCATCCTGACCTTTATACGCGGCAGCCTGTCTTACGCCAAGGCATCTATCCCCTGTATACACTTCTTTGCTGATCAAAGCTTTGATGCGGTTAGTGTTCCAGGCACAGCCCTCAGCAGGATCCTTATGAAATTCATTGAGGCATTTATATTCAAGTGGCGTAATGATTCCCAAACTGTTCAGACGATCTGCAACATCTGTAATACCTACGCCTTTTCCCAACCAGTGAAATATTAGCTGCACAACAGGTGCTGTCTCAGGATTTACAACATACTTATTCGCTTCCCGGTCCACAGAATAGCCATACACTGAATGACCAATAGTAAATGTGCCGTTTTTTCTCCGGGATTCGTTCGACGCGCATATCTTCCGTGAAATGTCTTTCGCGTACAGTTCATTCACCATATTTTTGATAGGCACAGAGATCGAAACGCGGTCTTCTGTTCTGCTGCTGTCAAAGTTGTCATTGATCGCTATCAGTCTGACATTTAGCTTTGGGAGCAAAGTCTCAATGTAATATCCTGTCTCAAGAAAATTGCGGCCGAATCTGGAAAGGTCCTTAACGACTATGCAGTGTATCTTCCCTCTCTGAATATCTGACATCATCCTGCTGAAGTCCGGGCGGTCGAAATTGGTTCCCGTGTAGCCATTGTCAATATACACATCTGTCAGTTCCAGCTCGTTGCTGTTACTAATGAACTCTCTCAGAAGCTCGACCTGTGTAGAAACAGTCTCCGCCTGTTCTTCTTCTGATGACAATCGCGCATAAGCGGCTGTTGCTACTTTCACGGATTCGGAAACGATTTGCACCTCCGGTATTTGCTGATTTCTGCCATTATTATTCTGATTTCTCCTGCTTACCCGGGCCATCAGTTCGCCTCCAGCCATTCACTCGGCAGTTTATTCTTCCACTCCAGCTCTTTCGGAACGATCTCAACTCGTTCGAACCTGTATACATACAGATTGTCGAGTATCTTCTTCATATTTACTTTGGTGAGTTCCGTATTCTCATCTATCCTTCTGAACATTCTGATCCATGGATTTTTGTCGGAGTAGATTTTTTCTATCTCATTGACCGATTCAATGATGCTGTCGATTCTGTTGTCCAAATCTTCATGTCTCACATCACAGTCAGCCTGAACCGTACGGTAGTCAGCTTCAGATATAATTCCATCCTGCCATTTTTTATATGCATCCAGCTTTTCACCTTCGACAGCAGAAACTTCGGATAAGATCCCCGGCAAATTCTTTCTGGCAGTCTTCTTAAGAGCATCTACATAAGCCTCGCCTTCCTTGCTGTACAGGATCTCTGCGGCCCTGTTGCTGGCTGCCTTTTCTTTTTTGAGAAGAGACCTGAGCTGTGTCTCGAACTCTTCATAGTCCATAAAAGGTTTTTCATAGACGATGTCCTTCTCCTTTGGATACTTGAAGCGAATATCATCGAATCCTTTAACTGCGTCCCTGAAACGGTGTAACGGCATACCTGATTCCTTATCCCATATAAAGCCTGTGATTGAATGATTTCTTGGATACGACGGATGTTTATTCTTGTGATGATATCTTGACCGGAGTATCTTCTGCACTTCATCAAAGGTCTCTCTGTCTACAAAAGGCTGTACATCAATTGTGATCTCATCCGGATCAAAATCATTTGTAAACACGCCTATGTACTTCTCATTGCGCGCTATCTGAGCAACTCGAGTACCATTCCAAGTCTTACTGGCATCACTTGGATCATAGCCGCGTGCTCTGCGATAATACTCACCCGGTGTGATGATGCCGAGAGTATTGAATTCCTTAGCCAGCGCTGAGGGCCTTTCTCCGGCTCTGAGTCGCTGGAATATTCTCTTCACAATACAAGCGGTCTCTTCGTCAGCAACGACACGCTTCTCATCATCGATATAGCGAAAGCCAAACACACTGAATGCGGCTTTTATTTTCTCGTTATCCATCCACCCGTATATAAAAGAGCCATGATACTTCTTTCTTTGTCCGTTCAGGTAATCGATTACTTCCTCTTCGTTATGATCTGACGAGCAGAATCCATCAGCAGTAAACGCAAAATGTATGCCTGCCGGATATAACACCTTCTGCAGGAAGTACAATGTCTGATATGTATCAGCGCCAAGTCTGAACACTGACTCAGCTACGATGACATCAAAGCGTCTGTGCAATGCGTCATTCCTGAACTCCATATATCCGTCATTGATCTGCGGATCATTTTTGCGGTCAGTATACTTTTCTGCTATCTTCCATTTTCTGGATCTAATGAATTCGGAAATGGCTTCGTTCTGCTGCGCTATTGATGTAGCGCTGCCTTCCAGTCCCGGCTCAGTGCTTGTAGTTCTTGTATATATAGCGCATTTCATACCGCAATCTCTCCTTCTCTTGCTTTCTTCCTGGCTGCCTTAACAGCTTCGGCAATCTCATCACTGTAATGAAAAACTATCTCGATCCTGTTTTTGTCATAAACGACTATCCGGTCTATAAGCATGATCACCGTTTTCCTTGTAAGCGCTTTGACCATGCCTATGCTTCGGACTTCCTCAAGCCATTCCGGCGGCAATACAGGTTTATCTTTCTCAGCTCTTATTTCCATATCGAGTTTTCCGGCCGTTTGCGTCGCTGCGTTAATCTTTCCGGCAAATCGCTTGCGGAGCTCCTCATAGTCATCAGCATCGACGATGCCTTCGACATAATCCTCGTACAGACGCTCTTTGAGATTCCTGTATTTCTCAATTTCCTTTTCCAAAGCTGAAAGCTGCTCCTCCAGGATCGTGACCCGATGCGACTTGCGCGGAGCTTCTGTAATAGTGTGTGTAAAGCAATTCGGATCCAATAATAGTTCCATCTGCGTCTGAACTGCTTTGAGTACTGCCTTATCCAGATTTTCCGCATTAATAGAGTGATATGTGCAATCGCCGCCGGCCTTCGCAGTGGAACACATGTAGTAAACATACTCCTTGTCACCTTTTTTGGTGACTCTCCTGATCATGTTCTGTCCGCATCCAGCACACTTAACAACACCGGCAAATATGTTCACAGTGTCGCTTCCGGGCGAAGTCCTGGTGTCTGATGCGAGCATATACTGGACTCTGTCAAATACTGCACGGCTGATGATCGGCTCATGTGTACCTGTCTTTTTTATCCAGTCTCTTTTGTCTACGACCTCAAGTCTGTTGACCTTGTAATTGACCTTGCGATATTTACCCTGAGAAATATTTCCTACATATAGCTCATTGGTCAGGATCCTGATAACAGTCGGCGCTACCCATCTCGGATGTTCACACTTCCAGTATCCTGAGTTGCTGTTCAGACCGATTGACCGCTTGTACTCCTGCGGAGTAAGCACGCCCATATCGTTAAGGTGATCAGCTATACGCCCCGGACTGTAGCCATCCATTTTCATATCGAAGATCGTTCGAACTATCTCCGCAGCTGTGTCGTCGATTATTAAGTGGTATTTATCCCTTGGATCTTTCAGATAGCCGTACCCGGCAAACGCTCCAACGAATTTCCCGTTACGCCTTTTCACATCCAGCTGACTTCTTATTTTCATAGAGATGTCTCGGCAATACGCGTCGTTGATCAGGTTCTTAAACGGAATGATAATCTGATCAGCTTCATTGATTTCTTTGATACTGTCATAATTATCATTAACTGAAATGAACCTGACTCCGAGCGATGGGAATATCTGCTCTATGTATCTGCCGGTATCTATATAATTACGGCCGAGTCTTGAAAGGTCTTTCACTATGATGCAGTTGATATCTTTGCTCTGCACCATGTCCATCATCCTGATGAAGCCTGGTCTGTCGAAGTTGGTCCCGGAATAACCATCATCAGAAAACTCTCTTATGAAATCGATGTCTGATGTTTTATCTATGAACGACTTGAGCAGTTCTCTCTGGTTCTGAATGCTGTTGCTCTCCGCTTTATCTTCATCGTCACGTGATATTCTGAGGTAGATCGCCGCGCGATATTTATTATTTGGGCGCATAAAAAGCCATTGACCTCCCTTCTTCACATCAAATGCAGATTAAGAAATCAGTGGCGCCAAAAAATTTCTATATTAGATCCAATGACATCTTATCACAGCTCATTTTCAATTACAATAATATTATATTCGTAAAGTTATATACGATTGTTTTGCATTCGGACACTTAATTCCGACTCCAGATAATCCTCCATACACGACTGGAGTGTTTTGCCATTATTCGCAAAGCTGATTTTAACTATCATGCTTCCGTCCCGGTAGATATAAGGATTTCCTACTTGATCAATTAATGACTCTATTCGCTTCTCAGGTTTCACGCTCTTATCAATGCTCACCGCCGTTATAGAATCCACTTCATCCGCATATACATCAAGCAGCGATATGCTGTTGAGCTCATTCAGTCTATCTCTGAGTCTTTCCCTCTCTGTAGTATTCATATTCGACTGCCTCCTTATGATCTGTCTGCCAGAGGCCTGATTGATTAGCCTCTCATTAATTAGTCACAGGCAGCCCGAATTACACAGTTTTTAATGAAATTTATTAGGGCAGCGTGTAAAAAGCCCCTTCTCTGACTATTTATTGAGAGGGTTTCACGCTTAGAGCAAGATTCGCCAGAGAACACGAAAACTCAAAATGAGAATTTATGTGCCCTGGCATCTTGATGGGGATAACGCTCCCCATACCCTCTTATGGTCGTTGCAAACGACTGTATTGGTTCACTCTCGCTCACAGAAAGGATGGAAAAATGGGACGACCAGTAAAACCTGAACGCCAGCTAAAGCGGCATTTCATAACCATAAGATTCGACGATACGCAATATTCGATTCTGTGTATGAATGCCACCCGCGCCGGGATCAGCAAAACTGATTACATACGAAGGCAGGCAACTATCGGGAAAGTGAATATAAACTACAATATCGTGGCTGACTTCCCGCAAA